GAACCTCGCCAAGAAGATTGCCGACATGTACGACAAGGGCTTCGAGGGCGACCCCGAAATCATCATGGACAAGGCCACCGAGGTTGACCTGAAGTTCACTAAGCTCATCCCCGGCACCACCGACAGCAACCGCACCGTCGTGCAGGATGGCCAGTGCGTAGGCTACCGCTACAAGGTTTCTCCTTATATCGACTACGCCATTGCCTCCAACGGTATCGCCACGAAGGACGGCCAGTACCGCTACATCGGTATCGGTCACTTCGGCTACCTGAACGAGCAGGTATATGCTGATGGCATCGAGTTCAACGTGGACGGAACCTCTCAGGAGAACTTCGACCGCAACGTCATCGCCCTCGGCATGGGTCTTGACTACTCACTCGTTGAACTGTCAAGCAAGGTCAACGGCAACACCTCCGGCAAGCCCCAGGCCTTCAAGCTCATCAAGCTGATCGCTCCCGCTTCTACAAGCGACATCTAAACTCTCTTCGCTCAACTTCTGGGAATAGTTCCTCCGGCTGGCTGCTCCGATGCGCAGCAAAGGTTGTCGGCCAGCCGGTTCCCCAGAGGGAGAGACTACTGAAAGAAATGTATAACAAGTCAAACTGATAGACATGCTCAGACTCGACAAGATATTCTTCGATGCCATCACAGCGAATGCGGAACTGATGCAAGCCGTTGGCGGTCGCGTGAAGTCAACCTGCTTCGAGGTTTCGCCCGACGAGAAGGACAACACACCGCTGCCGTATATCCTGATTCTGGACGAAGGCAAGCAGCCCGCGCAGACGACGAAGGATGACGAGTGGATGCCGAGCCAGTGGCGTGTAGGTGCAGGTGTTGAAGTAGGTGCCAAGAGTCCTAACGAGGTAGACGAACTGATGATGAAGGCAATGAAAGCCATTGCCACTCATATTGCGGTTCTTTCCATCCACAGCGGGGATTTGCCCTACCTCAATGAAGGATTCCCGCAAACGCAAGGCGTGGCATGGGACTGGACGAAACCCTGCTATTTCGACGTGGCACACTATCAGTGCGACATAGATTACAACGACGATGAGCAAGAAATCTGAAAAAACTATCGACGAACAGAACGGTACCACCATCTTGACAGGCAAAACCCGTGAAGAGGTTGCACAGCGTTTTGATGAACTGAAGGCATCCGCTGAGGGTGCAACTCTCATGGCTGGTGCCGTAGGGCAGAAAGCCGATGGCACGTTTGAGCTCATAATTGACATTGTTAAACCTTAACACCATAAAATATATGGCAACATTAAAAGGTCAAAACTTTAGAATCTGTATTTACGACACCACAGCCGCTAAATACAAGGTGATAGGAATGGCTACCGGATGTACTGTGACGCTCACGAATAATACTGATAACGGTACGCACAAGGATATTGTTGGGGCGGCTGATATGCCAACAACTATCAGCAAAAGCTGGCAGGTATCGTGTGACTCGCTGAACGTGGCTGATGCTGCTGCAATGCTCACCGCCATCAAGTCGATGCAACCCATGACCCTGATGTGGGATGAGACGGCAACCACCGACAACCAGACACGCGCCAAGGCGACCTTCGCCCGCAAGGGTTCGGCTTACCTGAACGATGTAACATTCAACTTCAACGACCGTGAGAACAGCACCAAGTCGTTGCAGTTCCAGGGTAGCGGTCCGTTGCAGACGGTAGCCTCAAGCGAGGCTACGGAGGTTATTCCTATCGGTTCTTACACCAAGGGTCAGTTCGTTCGCCTATTCCTGTCGAGCGACAACACGGCAGCACCTTCGACGGTCATTGGGGCCGCAAAGACGCTCTCGCTGCATGTCAGCCTGACCTTGGAAGACGCAACGACCAAGGACACCGCAGGCGATTGGCAGATTCAGGAGCCGACGGCACTCAGCTACGACATCTCGACTGGTGCGCTCGTTCGCTCTGGCGAGACTATCACATCGCAGGTTGGCGCTAAGGGACTGACTGACCTCGAAACCATCTACGAGGCAGGCACGCCCGTCAAGTGGAAGATTGCGAATGTCAGCGGCGATAACAACCGCACGGCATCGAGCACGATTGTCAGCGGAAGCGTGGTGCTGACTCAGCTGACTATCAACGGTCCTAATAGACAGAATGCCGACTACACCGCACAAATGAACGGCTACGGCGACTATACCGTTGCAGCGTAAACTATAAAGGCCGCTCGCATGTCATTGCTTTATGGTTTTCCTCGACGCAATGCAGCGCGGGCGGTTTTATTTTTAATTAAGAACTAAAACCCAGAAGAAATGAAGACAAAGAAAATAACACTATGCGGCAAGGAGGTGACCATCGCCTATTGCTTTGCCACTGAGTTGGCATTCAAAAATTTCACGGGCATCAGTATTGAAAACTTCGATGCCACCAACCCTGAGCATATCATCTATCTGATATTGTCGGCCATCGCTGCCTACTGTCAGAAGAAAGAGATTGAAGCTCCAATCAAAGATACCGACCTCATGTACGAGGCAAAGCCGCAAGAATTGATTGTTGGCCTCACTGAGGTAATGAAACTTCGTGCAGAATGGTATGAATTGCCAAAAGGAGAGAAGCCTGACGATCCAGCCAAAGACGAAGACAAAAAAAACGCCTAACCGCCTACGACATCTATCAGTTATTCGTAGGCGAAATCGGATTCAACAGGCGCGAATTTTTATTCGAGCTTCAATTTTGGGAAATCAAACGCATTATAAAAGGCTATCGCCGACGTGAACGAACATCATGGTATCAAACCCGCTGGCAAACATACTATATCTTATGTGCGTTGGGTGCTAAAATAAACAAACCAGAGGACTTGCAAAAGTTTAGCTGGGATGATGAAGAAAAAGAACAAAATCATTTATCAGATGAAGAAGTGGATGAATTGCAGGCACTCATTGCTGCGACAAACGCAGAGCTCCGAGCCACCAGTGCCATCGAAACAAACGGAAAAAATAAGAAGGATTGACTACCTTGTTATACACTGCACCGACACAATAGACGGCGTTGACTGGCATATTGACGACATCCGCAAGTGGCATACCGCACCACCCCCGAAGGGCAATGGCTGGAGTGATATTGGCTATCATTATCTGATCTACTTAGATGGCACAGTTGTGCATGGCCGAGCAGAATCAGAGGTAGGTGCCCACGTCAAGAATTACAATGCTCATTCTATCGGAATCAGCTACGTTGGAGGCAAAGAGAAAGGCACAATGCGCTCAAAGGACACTCGCACCGATGCACAGAAGAAATCCATGCGCCAGTTACTGGAGTCACTAAAAGAACGCTATCCTAATGCAAAAATAGTGGGGCATTGCGATTTGGCGAACCGCAAGTGTCCCTGCTTCGATGCAAAGAAAGAATATCGAGATTTATGAATACTTGACTTTATGGCTATTTTGTTATTGAGTTAATCTGGGACTCCATCTGTGAAGATGGAGTCTTTTCTTTTAGCTTTTCGGCAACCTTGTCAAAATCATCTCTCACCGTTTGCGCCAGTGTCTTAGCATATCGCCGTGTCTGCACCGTATTCGTATGGCCCAGCATAACTGAAACACTATCCAAGCTAACCTTGTTGGCAAGCATGTACGTCGCAAAGGTATGACGCGCAATGTGGCTATGCAACGGAAACGATATACCCGCAGCTATGCCGATGGCCTTTAGGGTGCGATTGTAAACATGGTTCTCAATGCGAGGAATCTTCATCTCGTACTTTTCGAGGATTGCAACAGCAGGAGGCAACAGCCTACTTATATATGCCACCCCTGTCTTTATTCGCTCGCCTATATAAGTCCACATCCCATCTTCATTGCGATATTTGCGGATGTCAAACGCCTGTGCATCGCTGTATGCAAGGCCGGTGTACATCTGAAATATAAACACATCCTTGCATTTATCCATGAGAGAGCCAGGCTGTACGGGCAAGTTCTCGATAGCGTGCATCTGCTCTTCGGTAAGATATTCCACCGTCTCAACGTCACCCCTCTTAAACTCTCCACGTATGCGGTCATACGGATTAGCCTGGATGATGCCAAATTTCACGGCTCGGTTAAGCAGTGCCTTGAAACACTTGTGATAGTTATACACAGCTCCATCGCTTATCTTCTGCCCATTCCATCCCTTCAACCCATGCAGCCATGCGTCAAAGCCATACAGATTCTCGACGGTCACATCATTCCAGGTTGTCATATTATCATAATCTTTAAGACGAATTATTAACGTCCTGTAATGCTTCATAGTCCCTTCTTGATGTTGCAACAATGACGTTTGCTCCTCTATCCAATCTATCATCGCATTATTACTGGCTGCTTCGACCTTATTCCACACATACTTCTTGATAGTGTGACTTGCAATAACCAGTCCAGCTTCCAGACATTCATTGACAGCCTTCATTACTTTGGCACGAACAATCTGCACACGCTCATTCAGCACGTCACTGTCGGGGCGGTCCACAATGGTACCACCCACAAACTCGCTTTCACAAACTTTAACACCCGTGTTGATAAAGAATGCCTTTCTGTCAACGATAATTCTTACTTCAACGGGTCCTTCATGACCTTTTTTTGTTCTCCGCCTGTGGTCCCAGACGATTGCAATACTATACATATTACTTATAATTGTTGGTTAGTTGTTGTTCCATTTTAGCTTTACAAACCCATATTTTACCCCAAATCTAACCCATTGTTGCCCCATAATTGTTACCCCATGAGAAAATGGGGAAACTTTTGCTACTAAAAAAACCATAAAAACCCCTAAAAACCCCCATATTCACCATCAGTTCAAACCCTGTATTTTGGAGAGGTTAAATGAAAAGGAGTGGATAAATGCTGTATTATCAATCATTTACCCACTCCTTCTATGCGCAATATCCGCCATTTAAGCGTGATCCGCTTGGGGTAATTTTATTTATTAATTGTTGGTATTTAAGTATTTAAATATCACGCAATTAATGGTGCAGGGATATTGGGGAACGGGGTAACAATCTTGCATGTTACGGAGAAATTACCCCAAGGTTTATGATGTTTTCATTATGTCAAAAATCACAGGGCGTATTGTTGTCGATATAAATTCTACAAACAAAATAGCCGTTTCCATTTAGATGCTGTTCTTCGCTTTTCTCATCATTCCAGATGCTGCCAGGACGAATGATATGCTTTACGTAGCCTACTACTGGCCATGTGTATTGCAATGAGCCTCCGAACAGCTGACGAACGGAGTCTGTATCGACTGCCTTAATATATCCGAGCTTTGACCCGTCACAGTGCATCACCTTAATAGCATGTGAGTCGTACTGATTCTCTGGCTCAGCCTCAATATATCCCTCGAAAGGTCCTACATAGTCAAGTGTACACTCGTTCATGTTGATGCCTGCAACATTATAGCACATCGCTATTGTTCCATCTTCCCAATCAGTGTCATCACCATACGAAGCCACTGGCGTTACCTCCTGCTGCTGTAGCTGTGGTTCTGGTGCTGATTCCTGCTGCTCTCCAGTGTTAGCTGCTATCGTCACCAGCAAGCCAATGAATGCAATCAATATGATTGCCGTTACTACAAATATTTCCATAATTCCAAAGTTTTTTTAGACATAAATTAATTACTTATATTCTTTCAGTTTATCATTCATTGCAGCCTGGTTAACATCACCAGCAGCGACTTGATAGAACTTGACGGGTTGGTCTGATGCCATCTGACGCATTGCCACCTTCATATCGGCCATCTCATTGGCTATGCTTATCATCAATCGGCGATTCAGCTCTTGCTCATTCTTTAGATTTGAAATAAGCTCATCATTTTGTTTCAGAAGCTGCTCGATTTTTTCTTCTAACGTCATAGCGGATGGTTGAGCATTTTTAGCCTCTGAGTTTACCAACATCTGACCCTCTTCATCAATGAGCCATCTCACATTAAAAGTATTTGGGAAAGCCAAACAAAACTTTTTTAAGAAGTCATTGGTTAAATAACTATCATAGCCGTTATATGCTTTCGACACAGACGGCCTTGACACTTCCATGATGTCAGCTACTTGCTGCTTATTCTTGATTATGCCTTCACCAATCAAGTGCGCAAATGCTTTCTGTATTCGTTCTTTTCTTGTCATAATAACACGGTTTTTGACGGTTGTTTCTTAAAAAACCTTAAATGTTTACACGAAAAGTTCTAATATAGAAAATTTCGTAGTATATTCGCATCGGGTTTAGGTTACAGCACATAAACCCGAACCCACATAAAGGGAGCTGGACAAGCAAGAGTGCTTATCCTGGTATTTTTCCAAAGTGTGGTAACTGCGAAGATACGAACTCCCTTTTTAATATGGAAATTTTTATGCTAACTTTTAAGATAAATTAAACAATGATGGATAAGATGCTGAAGAAAGAATTAGTGATTGAGATGCGGAACTTGATGAGAGCCGTATTCGAGCATAATCATGAGCAGTGGGTAACAGGGAAGCAGCTATCAGCTCAGATTGGATGCTTCAACGAGACGTGGCTAAAGAACTACGGTCAAGCATTGCCCAGGACACGCGCAATCGTTACAGACAAGGACGGCATCGAGCACGCTGGGTCGTGGATCTATCCATTGCATAAGATTCAGCGAATGATAAATGATAACAGTATTAAAAATTTGAAGATATGAAAGCAATCGCAAGAATGACTATTATGTCAGTTTTGGTAGTCATTGGCTTCACCGCATTGTTTGCTGAAGCCAACCCTCAGCTCACCGGCATGGACTGGTTAGCAGTGACCATCATCAGCAAGGCAGTTGGCGTTGCTGCTCTTTTAGGATGTGGCGAATTAGG